GGCGACCGCTCGCCCTACTGGGTGAGCCCGTACAAGGTCCGGCCGGCAGCCCGCTAGCCCGTATGCCTGCGCGGCCCTCAGCGTGCCGGAGAGGGACGCTCCCGCGTCCGGGTGACTCGCAGTCCGCCAGTACAACCCCAGGACGTCTGAGGGCCGCACGGTCCCGCCGGCCAGGCGCAGCGACGCGGCCAGGGCCTCCGCGGAGCAGCACGCCACGTCCCGGCCGGGTGACAGCTTCCGCGCCTTCGCGCCCTCCGCAGTCTTCGCCACCGTGTGCACGTGCTGGCGTGCGGCGCCCTTCTCCGCCTTGCGCTTCCCCTTCGGGTGATGCTTCGCCGTCGCATGATGCTTCGACGACGAGTGCTTCGCCGTCTCCCCATGCTCCTTCAGCTTCACCAGGGTTCCCTCAAGGTCGCTTACTGCCTTCAGCCGCGCCCGTAGGCCGGCAGGAACAGTGCTATTCGGTTGTGGCTGCGCTAGTTCAGGACGATCACGGGGCTCACGTTCTGCCCGGCTTCGGTGGTCGTCGCCGTCTGGATCCAGTACCGGCCGTCCACCCGGCTGCGGATCCGGAAATTGCTCGTGTCGTAGATGAAGCCGGGCCCCTGCTGCGACCTCTCGACCGTCAGCTCCATCCGGTCACCGATCAGGTAATTCGACAGGTCCGCCAGGATCACGTCGCCCTCGGTTCCCAGGGCCGGCTGGTGGTCGGTGACGATCAGGTCAATCCCCGCCAGCGTCGGCCCCTTGCCGTCCGCGCCGCCCATGATCAGCATCGGCGGCGTGATCGGCGTCGTGGTGGCCGACACCACCGCCGGGTAGAACAGGTCCGCCAGCTGGTCATAGGCGCTGTTCGACACCAGCCACGCCGTCGACGCCGCCGCCTTCGACGCCGGGTGCAGCTTCTTGTGCATCGTCACGATGTCCGCGTACACCACCGTGCTGCTCGTGGTCCGGGTCACAGCGATCGCGCAGCCGGCGTTGAAAATTGACGCCGGCTGCCCGGCGCCGGTGCCGTTGTAGATGAACTGGTCGTCCTCGAACCACGCGTAGCCCTTCGCGATGACCTTCGCGAGGAAATCGCCGAACGCCCCCGCGCCGTCATTCACCAGCTCGTTGGGGACGTTCTGCAGGTAGGCGGCGAACTTGCGGGCCTCCAGCACGATCCGGCCGAAGTTCGGGTTCGACGCCGGGATCGCGGCGCCTTCCTCGACCTGGGCGAACGTCAGCCCGCCGAGGGCCTGGGCGCCGGACGCCTGCGACGGATTCTCCAGCGTGGGCACGGGCAGCCGCAGCGACGACATGGGCAGGACCGTCGCCCGCGGGCGCACCGCCGCCGACGTCATGTACGAGAACACCTGGCTGCGGAGGATCTCGGGAACCAGGAACCCGCCTTCGGCGGGGATCCGCTCGGACATCGCATTAGCGATGAACGTCCTGGCCGACGCGTCCTCCGGATCGAACACCGACCTGAGATAGGCGGGCCATGACCGGGCCCACGGCTGCCCGTCCAGCCTCGCGCCCGGCGCTTCCGGCCGGTACAGGGCGCCCCGCCACGAGCACGGCTCCGCGGTGCCCGCGGGCAGCCCCAGGTCACGCTCCAGGTCAGCGATGCTCATCCGAACCTCCCCATGCGGACCCCGTGCCGCGGAACCACTACGTCATCAGGAGCCCAGAAGCGATGGTCACCGGCGAAGCGGCAGAACTTGGTCACCCCGGACCCGGCCTGGGTCGGCGGCGCCGAGGAGAGGGGCTCGCCGCACACCGGGCAGGCGACGCCGCCCTCGGTCTGCACGATCTGCGACCAGGTGTCGAACTCGAGGTCCTTGTCCTGGAAGATCGCGCCGAGGCCGTACCACTTGCCGGTCGCGACGGCCATGTCACTCATCGCCGTCACCGGGCCCGTCCGGCTCAGGCTCAGCGGCGACCGCAGCCGGTGACGGGGCGGCAGCCTCAGCTTCCGCCGCCGCCGCCACCGGCCCCGGCGCCACCACATCAGGCAGCGCCACGCCCGCGCCGTCATCCCCGGCGTGCTCCGGCGACCCGCAGCGCAGGTGCGGGCACGCGGGAAGACCGACCGCATACCGTGTCCCGCACCGCAGGCACCGCCACAGAGCCATCGCCGCTTTACCCGCCCGCTCAGGCGTTCGGCGCGATGAGGTACTTCGGGTTCCGCTGAACCTCCAGGTCATGGAGGACGGCGATGACCAGGCCCGACGTGCCCGGCACCACCTGCACGTACGACGACCCGGCGGGCAGGTCGTCCGCCGACACGTAGAACGCGATCGTCCCCGACCCGATAGTCACGGTCCCCAGGTCGGTGCCCAGGTCACCCGAGTCCACCCACACCGTCGCGCCGGTCGTGGCCGTCTTGGTGTAGTAGCGGGTGATCGGGCTGAACGCGGTGGGCGTGCCGCCGTGCGTCCCGGACTGCTTCACGATGAACGTGTCGTTGCCGGTGCACACAAAGGTGACTCCGGCGGCGTTCTCCAGGTTGAGTGCCGCGGACGCGGCGACCGGCACGACATCAAACAGCCGGCCGAGGCCCTCTCCAAGTGCCATTGCTTACCCTCCTAAGGGCGTTAATGCTGGTCAGGCTGACCGGATCAAGACGGCGTGTTCAGGAGGACGAGAGGCGACAGCGTGCTGCCGTTCGTGCCCTCCGGGGTGATCGGCGACTGCAGCCAGAACCTTCCGTCGAGCCGCTCGATCACGCGGTAGGCGACGAGGTCGTTCGCGAACAGGTACTCGTCCGAGGAGGCGACCTGCATGGTCTGCCGGTCCCCCAGCAGGTAGTACGACAGGTCCACGAACGTCAGCGCCCCGGCGACCGTGGTGTTGTTCGCGTTGTAGGTCGGCAGCTTCTCGGTGACGATCAGCGGCCGGCCCATCAGCTGGTAGGTCCGCCCGTCACCGTCACCCGACCCCGGCGTCCCGATGGCCTGGAAGTTGTCCAGCCACAGCGGCGGCGACACGTTCGACGACTGGGTCAGCTGCAGCAGCTCGGCGAGCACGTCCGGCGAGCACAGCCACACCGCGGACTTCAGCGACGCCGGCCACATCCGCGAGAACATGGCCGCGATGTCGGCCCACACGATGGTGTGCGCGGTCCCGGCGTTCAGGGTGATCGCGCCGGGGGCGTTCAGGATGCCCTGCGGCTGGCCGACACCGGTGCCGGTGAGGAACGCCACGTCCTCGAACCAGGCGATGGCCTGCGGGAAGAAGCTGTTGAACCAGGTGTCCAGCGGCGTGATCGCGTCCTGCAGGAGCTCGTTCGGGATCGTGGTGTACGCGGTCAGCTTCTTCGCCTCGAGCACGATCCGCTGGAAGCTGGGAGCGGACGCGGTGAGCGCCGCGCCTTCTTCCGTCCAGTAGCCGGCCACGCCACCGAACACGCTCGAGACGTGGGAGGTGTCGTCGATCGCGGGCAGCGGCACGCGGAGGGAGTCCATCGGGATGATGCGGGCCCGCGGCCGGACGACGGCGGTTTCCAGGGCCACCATCAGCACCTCGGACCGCAGGATCTCGGGGAGCAGGAACCCGCCCTCGGCGGGGATCCGCTCCGACAGGGCGTTCTTCAGGGTCCGCTTGTACGCCTGGATCCGCTGGACTTCGTCGGTGTCCCCGGCCTTCTGCGCGTTCACCTCGGCCCGGTAGGTGGTGTGCAGGAACTCGCCCAGCGACCCGCCGTAGGGCTCGTCGTCGATCGCGGCGCCGAGGGCGCGGGCGTTGAACAGGCCCTGCTTGTCGGCCTGGTAGGCGGCGTCGGGGCAGCGGGACCGGGCGAGGGCGCGGGCCCGGCGGGCGTCCCGGTTGCTGACCGGTGCGCCGGCGCCGGGACGGAACCCCTGCGCTTCCTGCGACTGGTAGAAGTCCTGCAGGCCGAGCTGCAGCTGCTCCTTCATCTGCGCGCCCAGCTCGGCCTTGTCGCTGCCGAGGGCCTTCGCGGCGTAGGCGCGCGTCAGCTCGGCGAACTGGCCGTTCTGGAAGACCTCAACCAGGCGGTCGTTGTCGTTGAGGAGTTCCTCGAGCTCTTCCGAGGTCTCGGGGATCGCCGTCTGTCCCTTCATGCAAATGCCCCTCTCAGAGCTGCTCTGATGTCATCCGGGCTGATGCCGGAGATGCCTGCGGATGCGTGGTCACCGGCGTCATAGTCCGGGTTGATCTTCTTCATGAGCCCTTCGAGCAGGGACCGGGCCTCGGACTCGTTGGTGAGCCCCTGCGTCTGCGGCAGCCGCGACAGGGCGTTCCGCACCCCGGCGGCGTTCGGCGGCGAGCCGGGCGCGTACTTGTACGGCAGCGCCCACGCGGCCTGGGTGGCCTTGTCGCCGGTTTTCTTCCCGGCGCAGATCCCGGCGTAGAACGCGGCCGGGTCGTCGGACTCGGATCCGGCGTGCCACGCCCTGGAGGCATCCCACGGGGAGTTGTCGACCGCGGCGGCGGCGAGTTCCTCGCGGACGATCGCCCGGATGTCATCAGCGGTCAGCGCCGACGGGTCGGGCACCGCTGCCGGCAGGGGCTGGATCTGCTGGCCGCCGGCGGTCCAGTAGTCGTGGTCGGTGTCACCCTCGGGGCAGGCGTCGCAGTCGCCGTCGCCGTCCGGGTCGATCCGCTTGTGGTCGCCGTGCATGCCCGAGGCGGCCAGGGGGCGGCGGGCGGCGCCGGCGGGGGTGCCGCCGGGCTCGCCGTCGCCGTCGCCGCCGGCGTGACTGTGGTGGTGGTTCGCGTCGCCGTCGTGGGAGTGCCCGTGGGCGTGCAGCGCGTCACCGCCCTGCGACCCGTACGCCGGATGCGGATGGCTGTGGGTGCCGGTCATCGGCTCGTGCGTCGCCGCGGCCTGCGGCATCGTCCGCAGCCGGGCGGCGATCCGGCCCGGCACCGCGGTGAACGCGGCCAGGTCGAGACCGGCGGGCAGCTCGGCCTGCTGGTCCCCGACCCTGTCCGCGAGCCCGGCGGCCACCGCTTCCTCCGCGGTGTACCAGGTCTCGTCCCTCATCGTCGCCCGCCACTGCGCGGGCGTGCCCCCGGCGCGCTCGGCGTAGATCGACGCGATGTTGTCGGAGTTCTTGTCGAGGACCTCGGTCATCTTCGCCATCTCGGCGGCATTCCCGACGCAGAGACCGAACGCGTCGTGGACCATCATCATCGAGCCGGGCTGGACGACCCGGTCCTGCCCGGCCTGCGCGATCACGCTGGCGATGGACGCGGCGAGGCCGTCGACGACCGTGGTCACGGCGCCCTTGTGCTTGCGGATCGCGTTGCCGATCGCGATGCCGTCGAACACGTCACCGCCGCCGGAGTTGATGTGCACCTCGAGGGCGCCCTTCACCTTCGACAGCTGCCCGGAGAACGCCTTCGCGGTCAGGCCGCCTGCGAGGAACCCGCCGTCGCCGATGTCGTCGTACACGTCGACGCGGGTCACCCCGGCGTCGGCGCGGATCTGGCATTTCAGCGGGTAGACGTGTCTCACTTCGCACCTGCCAGCGAGTTCCAGGCGGCCTGCTGCCGCGCGAGCACTTCAATGGCGTCCCATGCGGCCAGCCGCCGCGTGCTGTTCTCGGCGTCGCCGCCCTGCCCCGCCTCGCCCGGTATCGCCGCAGGCTGGCCGGGGGCGCCCATGCCGGCACCGGGGGTGCCGGGCGGCAGCCCGGACGGCGGGGGCTTCGGCGCGACCTT